TGTTGAAGAATTATTAATTAAAGAAAGTAGAAACTTCAAAAGTACACAAGATGATACTGGTAAGTTCACACTATTTAATTCACTTAATAACGTTAACATTAACTTAGAGAGATTGAAGATGGGAATAAATGTAAATTCATCGGACTTAAACTCTCTTTATCAATTTAGTAAATAATATATGTCATTTTTAGCTCAGGTCTCCTATACAGGAGATGGTAGTACTACACAGTACTCAATAACTTTTCCATTTTTAGATAGCACTCATGTCAAAGCATTTGTTAATGGTGCTTCTAATACAGCATTTACAATTTCATCATCTACGCTGACTTTTAGTTCTGCACCTGCAAATTCAGCAGTTATTAGAATTGAGAGACAAACACCTACAGCTTCAAGATTAGTAGATTTTACAGATGGTTCAGTTTTAACAGAAAGTGACCTAGATAAATCAGCAGACCAAAACTTTTACATAGCACAAGAAATATCAGACGCTAACCAGTCAGCAATGACTATAGATACTGATGATAAGTTTGATGCACAAAATAAAGTAATTAAGAATGTTGCTAATCCAGTAAATAATCAAGATGCTGTCACAAAACATTATTTAGAAAACACTTGGTTATCATCGACAGACAAAGCTACTCTTAATAGTGTAAATACAAATATTTCAGCAATCAACACAGTCAATAGCAACATATCAGCTATTACTACAAACAATTCAAATTCAGCAAACATAAATACTGTAGCAACCAACATTGGTTCAGTAAATACAGTAGCCACAGATATTGCAAAAGTAATTGCAGTAGCAAATGATTTAGCAGAAGCAGTTTCAGAAGTAGAAACTGTTGCAGATGATTTGAATGAGACAAGTTCGGAGATTGATACAGTAGCTACTAATATTGCTAATGTTAATGTAGTTGGAAATGATATTACAAATGTTAATTCAGTAGCAACCAATATTGCAAATGTTAATGCTGTAAATTCTAACGCTTCTAATATTAATGCAGTAAATTCAAATTCAAGCAACATCAATACAGTTGCAGGTCAAAATTCAAATATTACAACACTAGCAGGAATATCAGCTAACATCACGACAGTTGCAGGAATTTCTAGCAATGTGACTTCGGTTGCAAACAATGAAACAAATATTAATGCTGTAAACTCTAACAGTTCAAATATTAATACAGTAGCAGGTGCAATTACCAATGTTAATAATGTTGGTGGTTCAATTGCTAACGTAAACACAGTAGCTACAAATATTTCTAGTGTAAATGATTTTGCACAAAGATACAGAGTTCAATCTGGTACACCAACATCAAATAATGATGTAGGAGATTTGGTATTCGATACAGCTTCGAACACCATGAAAGTCTTCTCGTCAGGTGGTTTTATAAATGCAGGTTCTTCAGTAAATGGAACAGCAAATAGATTTGAGTACACAGCAACAGCAGGACAAACGACATTTAGTGGTGCAGATAGTAATGGAAATACTTTAGCCTACGATAGTGGATTTACAGATATTTATTTAAATGGTGTAAAGTTAGCAAATGCAGACTTTACAGCAAATACAGGAAACAGCGTAGTACTTGCTAATGGTGCTTCGGTTAATGATATTTTAATGGTGGTTGCCTATGGCACTTTCCAATTATCGAATTTTAGTATTACAGATGCTAATGATGTACCTGCAATAGGAACAGCAGGACAAGCATTAATAGTTAATTCTGGTGCAAACGCATTAGAATTTTCTACGATACAAGCGTCTGAAATAACAACAGTAGGAAATGTATTTTCAAATTACAATACGATTTCTGCTAACACAACAATAACAACTTCATCAACGAAAAACTCGTTTTTGAAAGGAATAATTAGTGTCACAGGAAATGCAGTCTTAACGATTGCAGGTAATGGAACACTAGAGTTCATCTAATCATAACATTTAAAGGAGAAACAATATGGCTAGTAAAATAAAAGTAGACCAGATTGAGGGAAGTGCAGGTTCTTCTATAACTATCCCCTCTGGTCAAACATTAACAATCACAGATGGTTTGTCAGCTTCCACTATCGGAAGTGGAACTTTAGCAGACGCTAGAATACCAAACCTAAACGCAAGTAAAATTAATGCAGGAACTTTAGCAGACGCACAGTTGCCAACAGTACCAGTAGCAAAAGGTGGTACTGGATTAACTTCACTTGGAACAGCAGGACAGGCACTTAAAGTAAATTCTGGTGCAAATGGTTTTGAATTTGGTACAGCAGGTGGAATACTTCAAGTATTACAAGCAGTAAAAACAGACACTCAAAGTTTTTCTGGTTTAAGTACAACTTTTTCAGATATATCTGGGTTGTCAGTTACAATAACACCATCAAGTTCTTCAAGTAAATTTTTAATAATTAGTTCTGTTTTTATTGGAAGTGGTGGTAACCCTGCACAATCAAGACTTATGAGAGGTACTACACCAATATTTATTGGAGACTCGGCAGGTAGCAGAACACGTTCAACAGCACAATATCATGGTACAGGAGACAATCTAGAGGGACAACATCACTCATACAGTTTTTTAGATAGTCCTGCGAGTAGTTCAGCCATCACGTACAAGCCACAACTTTCTATTGGTGGTAATGCAACTCATTATGTGAATAGAGTCGGTAGAGATAATGATGCACAGGCAGAAGATAATCGTTTGGCATCAAGTTTTATAGTAATGGAAGTAGGAGTATAATATGACAGATATAGTAACAGCAATCAGAAACATCAATCCTAATGCAGAAGTAACTTGTATTGATGAAGATTATAACCAAATAGAATGGTTAAATGATACACCAGTAATTTCTAAATCAGATATTGAAACTAAAATAGCTGAATTAAAAACTGCTCAAGAAGCAGAAGTACAAGCTAAAGCAGACTTAAAAGCTAGTGCTAAAGCAAAGTTAATTGCAGGAGAAGCATTAACTGAAGATGAAGCTAACACAATAGTTCTTTAATAAATAATTAAAATCGTAGGAGAAAAACTAATATGACAAAAGCAAGAAACATATCTGATTTGTTAGATGCAAATGGTGATGTAAAATCTACAGCATTAGATAATGTTCCTAATGAAGTAATTGCGTCTGCGTCAGCACCTAGTAATCCAGTAGAGGGGCAACTTTGGTATGACAGCACAAATGAATTACTTAAATATTATAAAAATAGTACAAGTGCTTTTGAAAAAGTTTCTCCACAGATACCAAGTATTATAAGCATTTCTGGAGATATAACTGTAGAAACTGCTGGTAATTTAACTTTAAGTGGTACTAATTTTCTAACTGGAAGTGGTTCAGTTGCCTTTACAAGAGGTGGTGCTACTACAAATGTTTCGGTCACACCAACTTCAGATACTTCAATTACTGTTGCAATTCCCTCAGCAGTTTATACTGGAGCATCTGCTGGAGATAGTGTTTCAATTACATTTACAAACTCAGATAGCCAAACTTCTAGTATTAAAACTAAAACAGTTGTAGGTCGTGCTGTCACATTATCTTCTATTAGTGGAAATATTTATAATGGTAATGCTTCAACACTTACTTTAACTGGAGTAGGCTTTAGTGCTACACCTTTAACAGTAAAATTTGATGGTGCTAATTCTACAACTGCTTCAGTTGCTAGTAATACAAGTGCTACAGTTGTAGTACCATCTGCTGTTTATGGACAATCAATAGGAACTTCAATTTCAATAACTGTCACAAATGGAGACAGTATTACTTCATCTGGAGTAAGTAAAAGTGTTATTGATGTACCTAGTGGTGGAACAATTACTTCTCATGGAATTTATAGAGTACACACATTTTTATCATCTGGAAACTTTGTAGTACCAACTGGATTTACAGGTAGTGCTGATATGTTGTTAGTAGCTGGTGGTGGCTCTGGTGGTGTAGACAGTGGAGGAGGAGGAGGTGCAGGAGGTATGTTAGAACCAACTTCTATTTCACTTTCTGCTCAAACTTATTCTATTGTTATCGGTGCTGGTGGAGCATCAAGACTTGGTTCTCAAAATGCTGGTGTCGGAAACAAAGGTTCTAACTCAACTGGATTAGGCTACACATCAATAGGTGGTGGTGCTGGAAAAGGTTGGGATAATCCAGACCCAGGTTCAGTTAAAAATGGTGGTTCTGGAGGAGGAAACTCATCTGAAACTAATAACATTGCACCTGGTGGGGCAGGAAGTGGAACATCTGGACAAGGTAATGATGGTGGACAATCAACAGGTGGTTTTGCTGGTGGTGGTGGAGGAAAAGGCTCTGCTGGTCAAAATGCTGGTAGTGGATACTCTGGAACTGGTGGTACTGGAGGAGCAAATAATTTTAGAACTGGCTCAAACATAACATATTCTGCTGGTGGTACTGGTGGTTGGGACGTTGCTGGAGGTCAAAGTTCATCAAACACAGCATCAAACAATGGTGTATCAAAGAAAACAAATCAATCTGCTGAAAATGATTGTGCAGATAATACTGGACATGGTGGTCATGGTGCAAACCATAATGACCAAGATAGTGGAGCTGGTGGTTCTGGAATTTGTGTAATTAGGTATCAATTATAGGAGAATTTATTATGAGTTATTTTGCAAAAGTTAAAGATGGTAAAGTTATTAAAGTAATTGTAGCAGAACAAGATTTCTTTAACACATTTATTGATGATGAGCCTGGTCAATGGATTGAAACATTTAAAGATGGAAGTCAAAGAAAAAACTTTGCATCAGAAGATTATACTTATGATGTTGATAAAAATGCTTTTATTCCACCAAAACCTTATTCATCTTGGACATTAAACGAAGATACTTGTCTTTGGGAAGCACCAGTTGCTAAACCTACAGATGGTCAAAGTTATGCTTGGAATGAAGAAACTACTTCTTGGGATTTAGTTGAATAATGCCTAGAAAAAAACTTACACCAAAAGAATTTTCTGAAATATCAGCAGGTGTAAGACTTTCATCACACGAAAAGTTATGTGCTGAAAGAATGAAACAAATTCAAGAAAGTATTAAAGAATTAAATAAAGAAGTTAAAAATTTAAGACAAGATGTTTCTAGAGGTAAAGGAATGGTTCAAGTTCTAGTATTTTTAGGAACAATTATAGCAACAGTAATAGGCGTATTACAATTTAAGTGAAGTACTTACTAGTGTTGTATATGTGCAGTATTACTACTGGACAATGCCCATCTAGTTCAATTTCAGGTTATCAATTTAACTCACACTACGATTGCACTAACGCAGGTTATGCGATTGCACAAAAAACTTTTAGAAATTTAAAAGAATTACCAGAGTGGGATATTCCTGATTTTGAAAAAGATAAAATTGTAAT